CGCGCGGTGTGACCTGTGCGCCTCGCCTGCTCATCTCTCGGCGCCCCCCCCCCCCCCCGCCCGCCCCCCTCCCCCCCCCCCGTCCGGCCGGTGGCGGTTTTTCCCCCCCCCCCCCCCCCGGATAGTCTCCGCTGAGACCGGGAAGTTTTTGCGCCCATGAAAACCCTCCTGCTCACCCTCTGCCTCGCGCTGGCAACGCCCCTGCATTCCGCCGAGCGCACGCCCACCGATGCCGAGATCAACCGCTACGCCGCCCAAGAACTCGCCAAGGCTCGCGCCGCTCGCCTTGCTGCCGCCAGCGCCAAGGCCGAGATGGAGTTGACCGACAAGCGGCAACGCGAGGCCGCGATCACCGTCGTCGTGAAAGTGTATCAGGTCATCCCTGGGCGCGGCTATCTCGCCAAGGCGATTGGCCAGGGGGCGACCGGTCCCGAGCGCATCGTCGAGCGCCCGCGCGAGGAATGGGTGCAGGGCACCGGGCTGGATGCGCACAAGAAAGTAAAGCGCACATGGGTAGACCGCACCAATGAGCGGCAACGCGTGCCGATGCCCGACCTCTTTTTCGTGCACGATGCCACGGCGGGCCTGATCGATGGCGCCAGCGTGCTCCTGCTTCTCCGGCCTACGGAGCCCTACCACTACGGGGCGGTGAGCGGTGCAGGCAAAACCGTGGCCGGCTATTCCACGAAGCTCGATCCGTTCGCCCCCTGATTCGTCCTCGCCCTCCGCTAAAACCCGGAATGGGCTGAACCGGTGAAACGTCGGGGGATACACCCCGCGCGCCCTCGTGTAATCTGGCGACAGATACATGGGAACGGCGCAAAAATTTCAAGGCGAAAAGGTCCGCGGGGCGGCCGTCAGCCGCTGCACGGCCACCATCGGCACCTTCTCCGTCGGTGAAATCGCCGCGTGCCGCGCCGCCGGGGCCGTCGCCCTCCACATCTCCACGCCCGCCGGCCGCTTCATCTTCCGCGTCAGCGAGCGCGATTTCGTCGTCAACCTCCGCGGCGCCGTCGACTACAACCGCAACCCCTTCCGCTCCCTCGCCGAGATCGAGGCCGAGGCCGCGCTGGAGGGCGAGGAACTCCCGTGCCAGGCTCTCGCCCGTGGCGAAGGCAAGACCCGCTGCGAGCGCGCCTGGTCGCTCCTGATCTCCGACCTCACGCGCACGATTGCCGATGTCGCCCCCGGCTGCGGAATCCGCGCCGAGTCGCTCCAGAAATGGATCAGCGACCATCACAAAGGCGAGCTGCGCGCCCTCCGTGCCGCCGCCGGTCTGCCCCTCCGTGCCGCCCGCCGCCCCGCGCCCCTCGACCGCACCCCCGTCGCCAAGCCCAACGGAAAGATTCTCTGAGCCGATCCCGATCATGAGTCGCAGAGCACACCGAGCCCGGCCCACAGAGGCCACAGAGCACAAGCCTGCTGCCTTACTCTGTGACCTCGGATCTGCCTCCCTCCGCCCTCTGTGACACGGCTCGAAACCTCCCCGCCTCTCCTCCGATGCCCGACACCCTCACTCTCATGAAATTCGCCCTCCTCGCCCTTGCGCTGGTTGCCCTCTGCGTCGTCCTCACCGGCTGCACGACCGGCCTCGCCGCCAAGTTGAACAAGCTCCCCGACGGCCGCTTCGCCACGGCCACGCTGGAGGAGACCGACAAGTTCACCTCGACCACGATCAAGCTGGAGAACGTCACCAAGGACAACGGCACGCTCGCGGCCGACCGCATGGCCGTCGACCACACGAACCCGTGGGTCACGAAATTCCACTACGAGGTCACCGGCTACTACGGCCAGCTCAGCGCCGCCGAGAAGAAAAAGCTCCTCCCGTCCTTTCCGTTGAAAAATGCAAATGCGGCGCCGGCCGATCCGGCACCCGTGGCGGCGACAGTGCCGGCCGCCACGGGCCCGCTCTGAGTTTCCCGCTTTCCCACTTTTCCGCCTTCCCACTTTTCCGCCCCCATGCTCCTCCTCGCCGAAGTCGCCGCCACTCCGACGCCCGAGTCGCTCAAAGCCTGGCTTGAAGTGTTCGCCTACCTCTGCGGCATCATCGCCGCCGCCGCGGTCGCCTGGTCTTACATCACGCAGCGCGGCACGAAGACCGAACTCCTCGGCCAACCCATCGACGTCCGCCAGCACGCCGGCACCGTCACCCGCGAGGAGTTGAAACAGGTGCACGGGCGGATCGAGCGCGAGCGCCGCGACATCGACGCCAGTATCGCCGCCGTGGCCGCCGCCGCCGAAAAGCGCGCCGACCGCACCGACGCCAAGCTCGATGAAAACACCGCCGTCACGCAGCGCATGAGCGGCGAGGTCAGCCAGATCAACCAGAGCGTTCAGACGCTCACCTCTTCGCTCACCAGCTTCCTCCAGGGCCAAGCCCGCCACTGAGTCATGAGCCCCCTTCACATCGCCCTCCTCCTCGCGCTCCGCAGCGTGCAACCCTACGGCCTCCCCGCGGGCACGCTCCTCACGCAAGCCCGCACCGCCGGCCACCGCACGGTCACGTCGCCGCAGATCGAGGCCGCCCTGCGCGATCTCGCCGACAAGTCCCTTGTGGCCTCCGTCGTCGGCACGCTCGCGACGACGTGGCGCCTCACCGCCCTCGGCCTCTCCACCCTCAGCGAGGAGGGGCTGTGATGAAGCGTTCGGCTCTCAGCTCTCAGCTTTCAGCGGTCGGCGGGCTGCTTTTCGCTCTTGCAGTGCTCGCCGTCATCGCGCTGCACGTGGCCCTCGCGATCATGCTCCTGGGCGGGCCGTCGCCTGTCTCCCGCCCCCTGTCCTCCGTCTCCCGTCCTCCGTCCTCCGTCCCCCGTCCCCTGTCCTCCGTTTTCCGTTTTCCGTCTTCCGACGCTGGAGCCAGCGTCGGCGGTAGTCGTGTTGTTGGTCAAAATCCTCGCGCGTCGTTAGGGGTAGCGGCGCGCGAGGTCTCCGCTCCGATCTCTCAGCTCTCAGCTCTCAACTCTCAACTCCGTGTCGCCCACTCATGAAAAAAGCCCGCGGCGATTCGAAGCTCAAAACCCTGCCGCCCGCCGTGCAGGCGGAACTCTTCACGCAATGCCAGGGCAAGGGCGGTTACGATGCGGCCCGTGCCTGGCTGCTCGCGGAGCACGACGTCAAAACCTCGGCCGGCTCGCTCTCCAATTTCTTCGGCTGGTATCCGTTCTCGCTCTCGCGCACGGCGAGCTATGCGCAGCAGTTCGAGGCGGAGATCGCCAAGCTCCCGGACATGGCGGGCAAAGCCGCGCAGCTTTCCCAGATCGGGCAAGTGGGTTTCGAGATGCTCGCGATGCAGAGCAACGATCTGGAGGGCTACGCCACGCTCAAGAAACTCCGGCTGAAGGAAGAAGAGCAATCGATCTCCCGCGACACCCTCAACCTGAAGGTGCGCCAATACGAGGAGAAGATCGCCGCCGCGCGCTCCTCGCTGGAGAAGGCGAAGAGCAAGGGCGGCGTCTCGGCCGACACCCTCAAGCTGATCGAGGAACAACTGAAACTCCTCTGACCCACGTGCCCCGTCCCGTCAAAGCCCGCAACGCCGTGCCTGGCGATTCCAAGTTCTTCCTGAGCTATCAGGCGAAGTGGATCACCGACAACTCCCGGCTGAAGCTCATCGAGAAGAGCCGCCAGATCGGCCTCTCGTGGGCCACGGCCTACCGGCTCGTGCGCAACAAGAGCGCCGCCGATGCGCGGCAGGATGCGTGGATTTCCTCGCGCGACGATCTACAGGCCCGCCTCTTCAAGGAAGACTGCAACCACTTCGCCGGCATCCTCGACACCGCGGCGCAAGACCTCGGCCAGATCGTGGTCGATCCCGAGCGCGCGATCTCCGCCTACGTGCTCCAGTTCGCCAGCGGCGTGCGGATCAACTCGATGTCGTCAAATCCCGACGCGCAGGCCGGCAAGCGGGGCGACCGCACCCTGGACGAGTTCGCCCTGCATCCCGATCCGCGCAAACTCTACGCCATCGCCTACCCTGGCATCACGTGGGGCGGCTCGATGGAAATCATCAGCACACACCGCGGCTCCGCGAATTTCTTCAACCAGCTCGTCGTCGAGATCAAACACAAGGGCAACCCCAAGGGCATCTCCCTGCACACGGTCACGCTCCAGGATGCGCTCAACGCCGGCTTCCTCGCCAAGCTCCAGGCGAAGCTCCCGCCCGACGATCCCCGGCAGGACATGGACGATGCCGCCTACTTCGATTTCATCCGCGCTTCCTGCGTCGACGACGAAAGTTTTCAGCAGGAATATATGTGCGTGCCGGCCGACGATGCCGGCGCCTTCCTCAGCTACGAGCTGATCGACGGCCTGAAATACAAGCCCACCGAGTCGTGGGAGTATTCGCTCGCCCAACTCGCCGCGTGCAAAAACCCGCTCTTCCTCGGCGGCGACATCGGCCGCGTGAAAGACCTCACGGTGTTCTGGGTCAATGAGTCCGTCGGCGGCGTGCACTTCACCCGGAAGCTGATCCGCCTGCAAAACTGCACCTTCGACGAACAAGAGGCCCGGCTCTACGAGCTGCTCACGCTCCCGACCATGCGCCGGGCCTGCATCGACAACACGGGCATCGGCCGGCAGTTCGTCGAGCGGGCGCAAAAACGCTTCGGCGAATCCAAGGTCGAAGCCGTGAGCTTCACGGGCCCCGTGAAAGAGGGCCTCGCCTATCCCGCCCGCGCTGCCGCCGAGGATAAGAGCGCCCGCATCCCGGACGATCCCAAGGTCGTCTCCGCCTTTCGCGCCATCCGCAAAGAGACCACCGCCTCGGGCAACATCCGCTTCGTCGCCGAGCGCACCGAGGGCGGCCACGCCGATGAATTCTGGGCGTGGGCTCTCAGCCTGCACGCCGCCAAGGCTCCCGCCGTCGGCTTCACCGCCACCCTCTGCTGAAACGCTGCCCTTTCCCGTGCCCTCCGCCGCCCACCCGCACCCTTCGCCCTCCCGGCCCCCACTTCGGGGCCTTGCAACGCCTTGCAACGCCGTTTGCAACGCCCTCCCCGGCCCGACCGCGCCCCGCTTTTCCGCCACCGCATGAAACTCCGCGACTTCATCCCCCCCGTGTTTGCCCGTGTCGCGCAGAAATCCTTTGCCGCCACCGCCGCCGCCTGGACGCGCGGGGATGATCTCACCGACCGCCCCGCCACGAAGCTCGTCAGCTCCTACGCGCAATCCGGCTGGGTGCACGCCGCCGTCAATCTCGTCTCGGGGGAATTCACCGGCCTGCCGCTCTGCTTCTACGCCGGCACCGAGGAATTCGACAACCCCGCGCTCGACGCCTGGTGGGCCGCGCCCGCCCTCGGTCCCGATGGCAAACGCCTCGACCGCGCCTCGGTCGATCGCCTGATCGCTCTCTGGCTCCAGACCGAAGGCGAATTCTTCCTGCTCCTCGACGACGCCTGGCTGCTCTCCCGCTTCGCCACGTCTTCTGCGTCTTCCAAGTCTTCCGCGTCTTCCCCATTTTCATCCACTCCCTTCATCGTCGCCCGCCCGGATCGCGTCCGCCTCATCGTGCAGGCCGGCACGCTCCGCGGCTACGAATACACCGACGCCGCCGGCCGCCGCTCCGTCTATCTGCCCGAGCAGGTCGTGCACCGCATGGAGCCCAACCCGCTCGACGAGTGGCGCGGCCTCGGCCGCACGCAGGTCGCCCGCGTCGCCACCGAGGGCGCCTTCCTCACCGGCGTCTACATCCGCGACCTCATGCGGAACAACGGCGACCAGGGCTTCATCGTCGTCGGCAAGGGCGGCGTGGTCGACGATGCCCAGCGCGAGCAGATCGTGGCCGGCCTCCGCGCCAAACGGGCCGCCCTCCGCTCCGGCATCGCCAAAGACCTTTTTCTTACGGGCGACATCACTGTCGAGCGCCCCACCGAGCAGGCGGCCGGCGCCGATCTCACCGCCTCGCAAGGCATGAGCCAGCAGGAAATCTTTGTGACGCATGGCGTGCCGCCCTCGATGGCGACCGTGAAGGCCGTGTATTCCATCGGCAAGGATAGCGACCGCTACCAGCTCATCACGTCGACCAGTCAGCCGCTCTCCCGCCTCATCACCGGCGCCTACAGCGAACTCGCCCGCCGGCAGACGGGCCTCGATCTCCGCGCCGAGCACGATTGGGACGATCACCCCGTGATGCAGGAGGTGCGCCGCGCCCGCCTCGATGCCGGCCTGAAGCTCTGGGCCACCGGCATGGCCTGGCGCGACATCAACGATTATCTCGGCCTCGGCCTCAGCAAGTTCCCTGGCTGGGAGGTCGCCTATCTCCCGTTCTCCGTCTCGCCTCTTTCTTCCGGCGACGTCGCGCCCGCCCTCGATCCCGTCGCCGATCCGATGCTGGCGGAGCCCGAAGACGATACCCTCAAGACCCTCCGCCTCCTGGTGCTCGCCCGCAGCCGCACCGCCGCGCCGCGCTCCGTCGTAGGGCCGCCGCTCGCCGGCGGGCCGCTCCGTTGCGCCACCGCTCCAGACGAGTTCGCCGCCTTCACGTGCGGGTGCTCCAGTAGCGGCGAGCGCCAGCGAGTGGCTTCGACGGATCGCGATGAACTCGTCGCCCAACGCGCCGACCGCCCCGCCGCCGAGATCGCCCGCTGGAAAACCCTCATCGCCCAGCGCCGCGGCACCGTCTCGGCGTTCAAGAGCGCCTTCACCCGCGTCCTCATGCAGGCCCGCGTCGAGACCCTCAAGAAAATCGAGGCGGTGCACGTCGATCCCAATAAGCTCTCAGCTCTCAGCTCTCAGCGCTCAGCCCCGATCCGCAAGAACGTCGCCATCGATTTCCTTTTTGACCTCGCGAAGTTCGCCAGCGGATTCCGCGGCGCGATGGAAAACCAGCAGAAGGCCGCGCTAAAGACGGCCGGCGATCAGCTCTTCGCCGAGCTGGGCAAGACCGATCCCTTCGCCTCGCCGCCGGCCGCCGTCACGGAATTTCTCGCGCAGCGCGAAAACAAACTCCGCGGCGTGCCGCAGTCTGTGTTCGACCGCGTGAAGGCCACGCTTCAGGCCGGGCTCGATGCCGGCGAGACCACCGCCCAACTCTCCGCCCGCGTGAAGAGCGAATTCAACGGCATGGCCGACGAAGACGCCCGCCGCATCGCGCAGACCGAGACGAGCGCCGCCTACGGCTCCGGCCGCGACCAGGCGATGCGCGCCGCGGGCATCCAGTTCAAGGCGTGGCTCACGAGCGGCAACGGCAACGTGCGCAGCTCGCACGAGCAGGCCGGGCTCGACTACCCGCCCGACCGCGGCATCCCGCTCGACGAGCCCTTCATCGTCGGCGGCGAGGAACTCATGCACCCCGGCGACACGAGCGGCAGCGCCGGCAACGTGATCAACTGCCACTGCGTGAGCATCGCCGTCAAAGCCCCGGAGGACGCCGCATGAACTCCGTGCCCTCTGTGCCACCTCTTCCGGCCTCTGTGCCTCCCTCCGTCTCCGGGGCCTGAGTCTCTCAGCTCTCAACTCTCAGCTCTCAACTTTTCCGCCCTCCGCCCTCCCATGAAAACTCTCCGCCGCGAATTTCCCACCACCGCTCGCGTCCTCTCCGCCACCGCCGGCACCGTCGAATTCGTCGCGAGCGACGAGACGCTCGACTGTTACCAGGAGATCGTGCGCGCCTCCGGGTGGCGCTTCACGCACTTCAAGAAAAACGCACCCTTCGTCGATTCGCACGATTACAGCACGATTGAAAAACTCCTCGGCCAGGTGGCCGATTGGCGCATCGAAGGCCGCCAACTCATCGAGACCGTGCGCTACGATCTCACGCCCGGCTCGCTCGGGCTGAAAGCCTTCAAGCTCGTCCGCGATGGTTTCCTGAAAGCTGTCTCCGTCGGCTTCGTGCCCACGCGCACCGTCTCGAAATTCGACGGCGCCGAATTCAATCTCGTCCTTGCCGATCTCGCGCTCTCGCCCGCCAACGCCGCCGCCGTGCGCGTGGTCTACCTGGAGCAGGAGCAGATCGAGCTTTCGCAGTGCGTGATCGGGGCCAACCCCAACGCCCTCGCCCGCGCCTACAAGGCCGGCTGCCTCAACGATGAGGATATCGACCAACTTTCCGCCCAGATCGAAGTCTCGAAACAAAACGCTCGCCCGGCCGCAGTCTCCGTGGACGCCGGCGCAGCCACCCCACGGACGAAACTCGCGCTCCTGGCGGCGATCCACGCGCTCCGCTGATCGCGGCGCGCATCCAGAAAAACCAACTCAGTCACTCAGAAAGAAAATCAGTCCCATGAAAAAGTTCCTTCACGCACTCTTCGCTCACGCGAAAAATTCCGCGCTGCTCGTCGCCGCGCTCACCGCTGTCGCGGCCTATAATCTCTTCACGAATCTCGGCGTGCACTTCGCGCCCCTCGCCCTCGGCCTCACCGCCGAAGACGAGACCCGCGAGATCAACAAGTCGCTGCTCGCCTCGCTGGGCGGCATCGAGAAACGCCTCGGCAAGATCGACGAGATCGAAAAGGCCATTGAGAAAAACAAGGGCGACTATGAATCTGTCGTCAAACTCGTCGCTGAGGTGCAGCTTCAGATGATCGAGTTTCGCAAGCTCTCGCTCCAGCAGAACTCGATTGCTCAGCGCAGCGCCCGGCCCGGCTTCCTTTCCGATGGCGCCGCGAAGTTCCTCGGCGGCGTTTACCTGCTCGCGGCCCGCAATCAGGAGAAACTCGGCGGCCTCCGCGTCGGCGATATCGATGAGAAGATTCGCGAGTGCCTCGGCGTCGAAGCCAAGGCGTCCCTCACAACCAGCGACATCCCGATCCCGACGCAGTGGCGGCCCGAAGTCGTCGAGTTAGTCAGCCAGTTCGGCGCGGCCCGCAAATACGGCACCGTGTTCCCGCTCGGCGCCGGCGTCGTCAAGCTGCCCCGCCTGGGCACCGACACCGCCTTCGGCCTGATCTCGGCCAGCGCCGCCGTCCCCGCGAAGTCGCCCACCGTTGTCTTCGTCACGTTCACGCCCGAGAAGACCGGCGGCCTCATCACCCTCCCGAGCGAAATCGACGAAGACTCCATCGTGGCGATGGGTCAGTTTCTCGGACGCTACTGCGCCCGTCAGATGGCGAAGGCGGAAGACTCCCTCTTCTTCATCGGCAACGGCAGCACGCAGGGCGCGGTCGAGGGCCTCACCTACTCGACGATCACGAATTCGAAGGTGACGCAAATGGCGTCCACGAAGACGAAGTATAGCGACATGACGCTCGCCTACCTCCGCGGCATCCGTGCCCTGGTCGACGCTGCCGCCCTCGGGACGAGCGCCTACTACCTGCACCCGTCGTTTGAGCAAATGCTCGCCGGCTTCAACACCTCGGGCGACAAACCGTATATCGCCAACGGCATCCAGGGGGCGAGCCTCGACGGCTACCCGATCCGCTGGGTAGACGTGATGCCCGCCTACGCGGCGAGCGCCAACGTGTCGAAGGTCTTCGCCCTCTTCGGCGATGTGAGCTACCAATACCTCGGCGTGCGCCGCGGCATCGAGGTCGCCACGTCGAAGGAAGCCGGCTTCACGACCGACGAGATCATCGTGCGTGCGCTCTCGCGCTTCACGATTGGCCTCATGGCCACCGGTGCCGTCTCCGGCCTGGAGACCGCCGCGAGCTAAACCCCCTGGCGGGAGTTTTCTGCGAGGTCCGCCGCACGGGCGGCGGGCCTTTTAGAAACCCTCTCACCGCAAATGCCACCACCCATCCTCACTAAGCCCATCCGCCCCCGCCCGCGCCCCTATCCCACGATCAAGCGCTAACTCCGTCTCTCAGCTCTCAGCTCTCAACTCTCAGCTCCCCTCATGGACCTCGGCCTCGGCAATCTCACGCAGCTCAAAGCGCACCTCCTCGCCGAGGCGCTGCGCTCCGGCACGACCTACGACACCACCCTCGCCGCGCTCGGCAAAGGCGTGGCCGCGCGCTTCGAAGGCCATTGCAACCGCAAGTTCGGCCGCGTCGTGGCCGACACCCACGAGTGCTCCGCCGCCCGCGATCACGTCGTGCTCCCGCGCTACCCGGTCGAATCCGTCTCGGCGATCTCCCTCCGCGAAACGCTCGCCACTGGCTGGGTTGACCAGGGCACCGTCTCCGATCTCGTCGAAAACATTTCCGAGGCCGCGGGGCTCGTCACTCTCAGCTCTCCGCTCTCCGCTCTCAGCTCGGCACGCCTGCGCGTGACGTATACCGGCGGCTACTGGTATCCCACCAGCGCCGCGCGCACGATCCTCTCCGGCTCCGCCTCCTTCTCCGTGGGGCAGAGCACCGCCTTCATCACCTTCGCCTCTGCCTTCGATGCTGTGCCGGCCGTGGGCGTCACGCTCCAGGCGCCCGACGGCTCGCCGATCTTCGACGTCACCCCGCAGGCCATCACGCGCACGGGCTTCACCATCGCCCTCGCTGCGGCCGCCGGCTCCGGCTATTCGGTCGCATGGGTCGCCGCCGATGCCTCCGACGATGCCGATGCCTCCGTGCTCCAGAGCGGCAGCGCGAGCCTCACCCTGGCCGCCGAGAGCAAGGCGATCACCTTCGGCACCGCCTTCACGGCCGCCCCCATCGTCTTCTGCCAGGTCGTCGCGCCCGCGAGCGGGCTCGTGATCGCGTGCTCGCCCACGCTCATCACCACCGCCGGCTTCACCGCCCCGCTCGGCTTCCCGATCCCCGCCACGGGCTACACCCTCAACTGGTTCGCCTTCGCCGTCGGCGCCACCACCGCCGCGCCCACGCTGCCCTCCGGCGCCACCGCGCTCCCCGACGATCTCACCGCCGCCTGGCTGCACCAGTGTGCCCTCGTGTGGGCCAGCCTCGACGTGCTCGGCACCGGCCTCTCCGACGAAAAAGCCCGCACCGCCACGCGCGACAACCTCGGCAAACTCACTCTCTCGCCCGACGTGGCCGAGACGCTCCGGCGCTACCAGCGCCACGTCGTCACCTGATCCCGTGAGCCTCACCGTCGACATCGCCCTCACGCCCTCCGCCGCCGCGCTCCTGCGCAGCAGCAAGACGTGGCCCGCGAAAATGTCGCAGGCCATCGCGCACGGCCTCGACTACGAGAACGAGCTGACCATCGGCCACGCGCAGGCCCGCCACCTCAGCCGCCGCGGGCCCACGACCCTCGGCGTCGTCACCAACCGCCTCCGCTCCTCGCTCAACCAGGTCTCCGCCGCCATCGACGGAAACTCCGTCATTTCCTCGATCGGCACCAACGTCGCCTATGCCGGCGCCCACGAGTTCGGCTTCGTCGGCCGCGTGCAGGTGAAAGCCTTCACGCGGAAGGTGAACACCTACGCCGGCGGCACGAAGCTCGTCGCGCACCTCGCGAAATCCGGCCGCATCGTGAAGAAGAAGGCGAAGATCACCGCCACCGGCACGCAGCAGGTCAAAGCCCACACCCGCATGATGAAAATGCCCGAGCGCTCCTTCATCCGCTCCAGCATCCGCGAACGCTCCGCCGACTACTCCGCCACCCTCAGCAGCGCCATCGTCGCCGCCTTCGCCCGCTCATGACCACCTTGGAACGTCAACTCCTCGACATGCAGGCCCGGCTCGAAGCCGACGCCTACTTCATCGACGTGCCCATCTTCGTCCTCCGCCCCCGTGCGCAGGAGGGCGCCGCGCAGATTCAGACCCGCATTGACCAGGCGCTTTCCGGGCTCGTGCAGAAGGCCGGCAAGTGCGGTGCAGCCGTCACGCTCCTCATGCCCACGGGCGACACCGACAAGCCGAACATTCCCGGCCCCGCCCTCCGCTTCACCTACACCGCCCGCGTGCAGGAGATCATTGGTGTGAACATGGGGCCCAACGGCACGCAGAAGAGCGCCGAGGAAATCGCCGTGGCTGTGCTCCAGTGCTTTCATCACGCGAGCCTCAACGGCCGCCACGTTCTCACCGCCTCGGCCGATACGCTCACGCCCTCCCTGGAGGCCGATCCGAAGCTGACCTATGACGTGCGCTTCAGTGCGCAGGGCAATCTCGCCAAGCCCACCAAGTGCGCGCAGCCGATCATCTCGCCCAGCTCCGGCGCCGTGCCGCAGACCGTCACCCTCACCTGCGCCACCGCCACTGCCGCGATCTATTACACGACGGATGGCAGCTATCCCTCGCCCCTGAACTCCACCGCGACCCGCTACACCGCCCCGATCTCCGTCACCGTCGCGTGCACCCTGCGCACCGCCGCCCACCTCGCCGCCTACCAGCAGAGCGACATCGCCGAAGCCACCTTCACCTGATCCCGCCATCCCTTCTTCCACTTAGACTTCTCACTTAAACTCGAAAAAACATGAGCGCTCCCACCATCATCGCCGGCCCGGCCATCGTTACGTTCAACTCTCAGACCTACTACACCGAGAGCGACATCGTCGTGAATTTTAAGCGCGACACCTTTGCCGTGAAGACCGCGCTGCACGGCACGGTCGACACCCGCCTCGCCTCGCAGATGGCCGAGATCACCTTCAAGCCCGTCGGCGCGCTCGACACCGTCGCGAAATACATCGCCTATGCCGCGACGCAGGTCGGCCAGATGCTGATCGACCAGACCACGCCGAAGACCGTCGTGATCTGGGGGCAGGACGGCAAAAAGATGACGTGGGCCAGCGGTTTCATTTCCAAGCTCCCCAGCTTCGAACTCTCCGCCACGAAGACCGCCATCGGCTCGATGACGATCACCTGCTTCTCCAGCCCGAGCACGACGCTCACCGCTGCCGCCGCGTGGAACACCGCCGCCAGCGCCTCCCTCGCCGACATCACCTTCGACGAGACGAAGATCGTGACCGGCGCCTACGCCGCCA